TCTGCGTCCTTGACACTATCCTCAATTTTTGTTCCTTTCTCTAACAGTTTTCTTTCTTTTCGCATCTTGAAAGATAACTGCGCGGCGATTAATAATAAGATTGCAAGAGGGTCGAAAACAAATACAATTGCAATTATAACCCATCTCACTGCAGACTCAAGTATATCAGCATCTGCATCACCATACACAAACTCTGCAATGTATTTTACAGGTCCAACTTCGGCCTCTAGTTTTCTATATGATGTTTCTAAATTATACCTTTCTTCAGTCAATGTGTCAATAGATTTTTCCGCATCTATAATATTATTTTCTAGTCTTTGAATTCTTGTAAGTTGAGTTTCACTTAATTCATTAACACCCAATTTATCTCTTAGTCTATCTAAAAGTTCATTACTTTGTGTTAGTTCATTTCTTTCTGCATCTCTTAACTGATTGATTCTTTCTCTTGAAGATGTGACAATTTCACTAACCTTTGACTCTTCTTTTTCTCTGAATTCTTCAACTTTCTTTGCAGTATTTTTACCATAGTTACCATCTACTGCTGCACCGACTAGAGATTGCAAGGCCTCTATGTTTTGGTCTGCAATGTACTGTTTAAGTAAGTCTAAAGTACCAGATGCAGAATTAATAATCTCTTGTTGTTCATCAACTAATGAATTGTAATTTTTACGTACTGTTTCAATTCTAGTTAATTCTTTTTCTATTTGTGCGTTAACTTGTTCGTTTGTGTTAGAACCAGAAGTTTCAATTTTTTCAATTTCTACGAGTGATTTAGTTACAATAGTTTCTTGTCTTACTATGTTGGTAGAAATCTGCTCAATCTTTGCAATATTTTCTCTTGCGGTTGAAGTTTGTTCGATATGTGCGGAAGATAAAAATCCAAAAATACCCATACTGGTAAGCAACATTAGAACGAATACTGCAATTGTCAGATATCCACGCAACCATCTAGGTATATCTTTCCAATGTCTATGTAACCATAGTGCAGTAACAATTTTACCGGCCTCTAAAACTCCACCCATGATGATAATAGGTAACATCGCAGCGGCGAAGATTTTAGATAAACCAATAATACTGTAATATGCTGCAACTCCACTAATAGATAGTGCAACAAATAAAGTTAAAAATTCCATAGTTATCTACCCTTATAGTAGATGACCATACTCCTCGTTGAAATCATCTACCATTACTTTCTTTAAAATATCTTTATAGTAATCTATATTTATATCCAAAAAGGCAGAGTATTTTTGACATTTAAATTTGTATAGGGGCCAATAGGTTGTTTCGTTTATATTCACCTTATCCACAAAACCAAACATCTTATCAAATACTATTAGGGTTTCTAGGGAAATTTCTCCCCTAGATTCCATTTTCATAATAAGTGGATATTCGCCATGTACAGATTTAAATATTTTTGCAAAATTTAAATCTAAATCTACGGCCTTGGTAAGTAGTTCCTTTACATCATTTTCAAATATATAAGATAAACTTTGGATTCTTTTTTTCCATTCCTTGTGTGTATCAAAGGTTTCGTCATCCAATAATTTTCCAGACCACATGAATTCATTTCTGGCGAGTGCGAGACTACCACCAGAAGTTACATCTAGAAACGCTGCAAGTAAAAATTCTTCTAACTCTTTTTTGTTAAATCTTCTAGAAAGTTCTTCAAAAGTTTTTTTATCATCTCTACGTTGAAATGCATCATTACTTACTTTTTGTTTACCTTTATATTTTACATAGTCATACTCACCTTGAAAATGAGATTTCATTGCAATATAAATTTTAAATGCGTCAAATTCATCCATTTTTCTTTGCGATACTATCATAGAGGTAATTTAGTTGCGGTCTTGGGAATCATGTGAAGATTCTCAGCCTCATATTGTATCTTCTCCTTTAATAGTGGTCCAACCAAATTTGAAACTGATTCTATATCCAAATCTTTTTCCTCGCAATATTGCACAATACACTCTATATAACTCATGCCAGATTCTTTTGCAATATTTTCAATATCACCTGTAAACTCTTTACTACTTTTAACTTTCAACACTTATTTGTTCTCCCTATAAAAAATATGTTTACCAATTTTATTTGTTCGATGGAACTTTTTAGACCAAGATGGTTGTACATAATCTGCATGATAGAATGTTGCACCAAAACTTGGGTCGTAAGTTCGATTAGATAGATATTCATTAACTACGTGCCACGAAACTCGCATTGCAAGATCCCAAGCTCGTGCATCATAAATTTTATCAGACTTACCATCACACCACCAACTAAACTGACAACGATGACGGATAGGATAAAATTTACCATTTTGTTTCCAAGATTCTTTTACTGGACCTTGTTTAACGACCCCACAAATATCATTGGGAAAATTGTCTGAAAATACACGATTAAGAGTTACGTATGCAACTGCAACCTGTCCTGTAATAGATTCACTTCTAGATTCATGATATACATTTTCTGCCAAACATCGCAATTCCGAGTTTAACATATTTTCAACATCTTTATATTTTGGAATTTCTGCGTATGATGCTGCGGTACTAACTGTAGTAGTAGCAAATACAGCAAGGGCCAAACCCAATTTAGTAACTACCTGTTTCACTTTATGCCTCTTTAGTGATTCTTTATAGTTACATTATATTAGATTTGACCCATACTGTCAAGTGTTTTATTAATCTTTATTTGAAACAAAAGAATACATTTCTTTTGCTTTATTCATTAACTCGTCCATAGAATATGGTTGGCAAGCCTCTTGAAATTCTTCAGTGGTTGCTTTATTAGCTTCAAACTGCTGGCGCCAGAAATCCATGTTGATATGGTATTGTTGATCCATATAATCTTTTGCCAGTTTAAGCATATCTGCTCTTATTTCAAATGGGTTCTTATTAGACATTATTTCATCCCTTTCACAAAGGCATCACCAGTTGCATTTGCAAAATCACTCATAGATTTTACTGCAACTTTTGTGAATGTTGTTTGGGCTTCAATAAAGGCCTTTAGTGGTGCAGACAAAGTTTCGTCTTTCACTAAAGTGTCAACCATTGTTTTCTTTGTAGTCTGGATATGGTCAATCCAGTAGTTTGTTGTCCAATCATTAATCATGATTCTCTCCTGTGTGTTTGTGTTGTGTAGTTTAAATGCATAGATCTTCGTATTTGGTGGTATGAGCTCTATGCTTACTCATATCAAGATTATTTTCAATTCTAAATACAAATGAAAATAATTTATTTAATTTTTCTTTCAAGTTGAACAATTCTTTTCTCCATCAAATCCATTTGATATGCTATGTTAGGATATTTATCTTTCCATTTACTTTCTGTTTGTAAAATCTTGAAATCATATCTTTCAGCGGCCCAGTTATAAACATCTTCAGTTTTCTGAAAAAACCATTTACCTAATCTAGTATCTTCAAACCACTTACTTGTTGCACTACCGATAATACTACCAGCGATGGCCTGTACCAACCAAAACCATATCATCATTTTCTAATCTCCTTATATATTCCTACTGGACATGTTTGCCAATCCCATATCCAATGTCTTTCTGGATACATATTGTAAAATTTACTATCTTCTTTGGTTGATCTATAGTCACATATTCGCACGAACTGTTGTTGTCCGTCCACGTAAATATGAGTCAGGGTTGTGAAGCTCAAGTAGAGTACGATGGTTTTCATTGTATTCTTCTATCATACCTCTCAGTCCATCTATGTGACTGTCTCTTTTGGATGTGAATACTTCTGGTTCAGATTTACCATCAACCGCAGCAATAATAACTAAATTATTAATTGGAATTCCAGTTCTTTCTTCAAACATAACAGAATAACCAGATGCCTGTCTAAAATACTTTTCTAATTTTCCATACTTATCACCAACCATAGTTTGTCTCGAAGTTTTAAAATCAATAATAGATAATTTTCCCATATATTCTGCAACGCAATCAACTGTACCAGCAAGTCGTAAGTGGTCAGAATAAAGACTACATTCTTGACTATACACATTATCTATCGCATTGTCAAGCACTGGTTGCATAATTTTAAATAATTCTAAGTCAGTCGGAATCATTTTAGAAAAATTTAATTCAACATTATTAATATAATCTTCGCACATCTTGTGTACTGATGTACCACGTCGAGCAGCTTGAGAACTTATTTTGTTTGCCTCTTTTTCACCTACACGCTTTCTCCATGCCATAATTCCCTTTGCAGAGAACCACCCAAGTACTGTAGTGATCGATGGATATTTCAATCCATCAGGTGTTTCGTAAAGTCTTTTGCCTTCGATATTTACTGTTTTTAATTTTTCAATTTCAAAGTCAAGTTCTACATGATTAAACATTGTGTTTCCTATATTATTTTACATTTCCCATAATTTGAGATAAGGTTTTACCTCTTGGAATTTTTTTCATGATTGTTTTATATATTTTCTGTTTTAATGCATCACCTTGAATGGCGCCGCCGGGCCCAGATTTTACATCTCGTAAAACTGGTTTTCCTTCTTTCTTAATTGTAATGTATTCAAAATCTTTTACCGTTAGATTACCAGATGAATTCTTAATAGGATTTCCTTTATCATCTGTGTAGAATACTGTGTGATTTTTTCCACCTAGAATCATATGTACTGCACCATCTACTCCACTAGGTAGTCCTCTATCTATGTAATCTAACATAGTTTTAGCGGCGCCTTCATGGGTAGATAATAAAATATCGTCTGGTACAACCCTACTTCTAGATTTATTT